GGTCGCCACCGGTGGACGGTACGTGGTGCGTGCCGGCGACACCCTCGGCGGCATCGCCGCGTATTACAGGGTCAACATGTACAGCATCCACGGGTATCGTTCCGGCAATCCGGCGTTGATCTATCCGGGCGAGACCCTCTACTGGTAAGGAGACTAATTATGGTCGATGAAGTCAAGGAGACTAATCATGACGGCGAAAAGCCGGAAGAGGAAACTGGCAAGGAAAACAACTACCTCCTGCCAGACAAGGCGTACAAGGCGTTGAAATGGCTTGCGTTGATCGCTTTGCCCGCTTTGGCCGTGTTCGTGCATGTGGTCGGCCCCGCATGGAACCTTCCATGCGTTGACCAGATTGTGACCACGTTGAACGCTCTGGCCGTGCTGGTTGGCGCGTTGATCGGCGTCAGCGAGTTGAAGGCCCGGTATTCCGAGTAGAAACCTTTCATTTCTCTAACATGATGTTGGAGAAGTGTAAGAATACTATGCCCAACTAGTACGTCCTGTGTACAAGTTTGCCCCTCTCTCAGCGATTACGCTGAGGGAGGGGCTTTTTGTGTTTCGCACGGTAGAATCATCATCATGACCAAGAAAGAGCATGATGATTTTTGGACGAAGTGGAAGCGCGAGCTCACGAAGGATGTGAAGGCCGACAGGATACACGGCGGTGAGGCTGATTTCAGCCGAATGCATGGCGTGACATTGGACACTCAAAAACTGTATGACATGCTACCGCGAGTCTGAATTGCCCCTCTCTCAGCATTGCTGGGGGAGGGGCTTTTCTGCGTTTTAGGGCTTCTATTCGCCAGCCCGTTCTATCTGCTTCAAGTCTAATGCGGAGTTCATCGTTTCCATCGCGGCCAACCGTTCTTTCAACCCGGCATGACGGTAGTGTTCGACCATTAGACGGCTGGAATGGCCCACGATTTCCTCGACCAGTCCGACATCCACGCCCATTGACATGAGGATGGTAACGACGGTATGACGGGTTTCGTGACGGCTCCTATGCTCCGCATTGGGTACTCCCGCCGCTTCCAACAGTTTGCGGAACTGTTCGATATCCTCTTCCGGTTCGATAGGGGAGCCGTCATCATGACGGAACAGGAGTCCATGCGGGTTCGGTATTTCAGCGGTATCCACCAAGTATGCTCCGAGTGTCTGCGCCAATGCGGGAATGATTGGCACTTTCCTTCCACGCTTCGATTTCGGCGGGGTGAGACACCAGCGGCCTTGCAACTCGATCATGTCGAAGCCGTCTGGAATACGCCACCTCCATTGCGGACATGCGGCACCACGCTTGTATCCGCACGGGTACACGCCTTTACGGTCTGGTTCGCCGCAACCGTGCTCCTTCTTCAACTCCTCCAGTTTCCAGTTGACGGTGTATTCGCCGTAGGGGATGCCGTTTGCCGTGGTGGTCAGTTCGAGGTCTTGGAGCGAAGCCCCCAAGATTTCGCCGGGGCGCATACCGGTGCACAGCCTGAACCATTCCCTCGCACCCTTGCGGATGCCCAACTCGTTGGCGGCTTGGAGGATGCGTTTGGCTTCATCGTCGGTGAATGCGGTACGCTCGTGCGCTTCGTTCTTGCGTTCGTCGGCAAGACTGATGTCCTTGTCCTTCGGAGTGGGAACGCCACCCATCGGATTTGTGGGAAGAATCCTATCCGCTACGGCGGCATTGCAAATCTGGTTCAACGTGGTGTGCGTCTGGCGGCGGAGACTGAGACTGGCCTTCACGTGCATTTTCTTACCATCGATGGTCTTCGCGACGGTAAGACCATTTACGATGCGGTCGCAGACTGCGGCGTTCAGGTTCGACATTTTCTGCGAATGGTACGGGCGCAGATGCTTGCGGACGATGGTTCGATAGTTGGCGAAAGTCTTCGGGTCTGCGTCGCGTTCCCTGCGTTCGAGCCATTGTTCGGCGTATGCTCCGAGTGTGATGGAGCTGTTGTTGGTGCTGCCGAATCTGGCCCGTTCCTGTAGTAGTTCCGTCAGTCGCTTGTTGGCGTCAACGTATTTTTTGCAGCTGTATGTTTTGCCATCGACCTTGAACTCGTAGCTGGTGTAGATTTTTACGTTTCCGTCAGCTAGGTGTTTTTTGCGTTCGACTTTGTACGGGTAGACGATGCCGTTTCTTGCTTTGCGTGCCATGATTACCTCCTTGCCTCTATATTCTCAGACATTCTCAGACTTCCATTTGACCCGCAAGTGATGGTCAAGTGACCCTCAAGTGAGGTTAAACCGTTGGAATGAAGCCGTTTTGCCCAATCGTTCCAAGGGATATTTTATCAGACTTTCTAACTGTTAATCGGACGGTCACTGGTTCAAGCCCAGTCGCAGGAGCCAAGGCGGAAACCCTTACGCGAGTAGGGTTCAGCCGTAGTTGCGGGAACGGTTGCGGAAGTGTCCGAAATGGTCATTCTCTCCGATTCTCAGACAGACTCGAAAAACCAGCCCAAAAAACACACGAAAAAGGGTTGCGACACGCCGTAACAGCAAATTCGCACGTCAGGTGGGAAGGTTCATGAAACCCTGAGAGAACGCCATCCAAACGTCTCACAGGGCGTAACGGCCGGTATCATGCGGAACCATCCAAATCCGACACGCCCATGCCGTTCTCTCCAAAATAGGGAGAGAACACGATGCATGAGCCGTCCGGAACCACGAAGGCCGCCACACGGCATAGGGAACCATGTGGCGGCCTTCATAGACATAACCGCAATCAGCAATCTCAGGAAAACCCAATCAAGCAGGTACAACCCTAATAATCTTCTTTATTTGGATTGCATCATCATGTTGACCGAACACGAGGACATTCGACCATCGTGGTCGAAAACGCGGTCATAAAACGGTCAAAAAAGGTCGAATGGCACAACCGTCATCATGGCCGAATCAGACGCCAAGGCACTCCCTGGCCCATCGTTCCACTGCGGCATTCTCCGCATCGTCGCCCAGTAGGAGTAGAAACCCAGCGTTCTTACCAAGCGAAGCAGGTTCGATGGTCTTAATGATGCCGCGATCACGCAGGAACACCCAGGCATCGCTGATGCTCTTCTGGATACTGTTCTCACGGGTCTTCATCTTCGCTTCCGCATTACCGCCCATCGCCTGTTCGGGAGTGAGCATCACCATTCCAAGCGAGTCTGAGATAGCACGCCATCCAAGCGTGTAGTAGCGGCATGGCACTTTCTTATCCATGAGCTTCTTCGGAGGACAATTGTTCTCGCTATCCCAATCATATGTTTGCGAAGCCATGAACATGAGGACGAGTTCGGCGTTCTTGTTGAGGGTCATGTTGTCGCCGCGTCGTATCGCCATGCGTCCGGCACGGTTGACGTCGTATACGGCTTGCATGTTCTTGTAGCCCATATTTTCCACGTGTCTTTCCCTCCATGCCTAGCGCTATGCTGATGCACGGAGAATCTATGCAAACTGGTTTTCCGATTGCCCTTGTCGCTGTTCGAGAGCGGCAAGGGCTTTTTGCTACTTTCGCCTATAACTCTAACTCTATACATGGATATAATTACAACTACTGTCGGGTAGTAGATACTGATAGTTTGTCGGTGTAGCTCCAGTTACATGTATATAAGTATGTACATGGTTATACATTCTTCTTACATTGTGCGTTTGTCATGATTTTGCCAATTAAAAAGCACAAACGGTCAGAAAGAGGGTATGAAAAACCCGCCTGCAACAAAACAGACGGGCACGAGAAAAACATGGTTCACATAGGACTGCTGGCGAGAGTGATAATCATAGCCAGGAAGCATACGCCGACAGCGACTCCAATCACAATCCAACAATTTCGCACATGGATGGAATTACGCGACTCGATATAGTCCAGAGCCTTCGCCCTCACATTCCGCTCGATGGAATCTGGTGCGGAATCGGTCTTGGCCGCGATCTCATACAATTCATGCAACGTCGGCTTGCCGCCGTCCACATCGTCGATGCGTTCCAACTCATACTGGGTACGCCAGTCAATCAACCCGGACATGCGAATGCCGTTCCGCACGGCCATCTGGATCAGCAGAACGAACGCGGCCATACCGATGGCGATACCGGCGATAACGCATATAATTTCCATGATGTCCTCCTTGCTCTCCTGCAATATGTCTCAACAAGGATTATCCCTCCAATTGATGGCTGATGAATCATGGGCGTTTTGCAAACAGGCCATCCTTGAGAATCTGCCTGTAATCCGCGAGAACCTGCATGGTCACGTCCAACTCCGCCGCCATATGCCAGGTGTCGCCGTCCCACGTCCGTTCGGCCATGGCGAACTCGGCCGGGCTTATCAGCATCAACGCCGTCTCGCGTCGCGCCCTACGCTCGCACTTCGCGCCGAACCGCGTGCCGCAGCCAAGATCACGGTACTTCGCGTGCACAAGCTCATGGCATAGGGTGCAGAGCCTCTGCCGGTCGTTGAGCCAGTCGGCAAGCCATATCGTCCGCAGCCGGTCGCAGTACAGGCCGCAGGTAGTGCCGGGAATATCGGATTCCAAAACCTTCAACCCCATGGCTTCGGCCTGACGTTCCAAAACGTCGATGGTGATTCGAGACATTGTTCCCTTCGTATTATTAGGCGGCGGCATCATAAGTGAATGCCGCCGCCATATTCATTGCTGTCGTCAGTCTTCCGGTGTTTCGGCTTCGAGTCTCGCGTTCGGATCGTCGTTCGCGGCCATGTCGAATTCTTCACGGTAGATGATCGGACTGTTCACCCAGTCGGCGTCAGCGTTTTCCTTGAGACGGCGTGCGAGTTCCTGGAGCAGCTCGTCATTCGAAGCGTTTATTAGTGCATCTGATATTTGTAGTTGTGATATATCGCTGTCATCCAGCAGCCCAAGCGCGACTAGACCGTTTATAGCTGAAACTCCGTATGCGCGGGCGATTTTCACGACATTTTCCGGAGAGAGTTTCTCTGGGAGCTGCCGATAAAGGGATGAAGGGACTATTCCGGTGTTGTCAGCCACGGTGTTAACCGTATCTGACCCGACTGTCTTTTTATACCATGTTGCAATACTCATGTTTTGCATTATGCAATACTTCTTCTAAACTCGCAACACGCCGAGTGTCGCTTCTCGCTTGACTTTTTTCGCAATATGCGATTATATGAATTGCAGAAAGCAAAAGAAATATTGCAGGTTGCGAAAGGAATCACTGATGGCTGAATACAAAATGCAGTTCCGAGACGGCTTCCTAGACCGAACCAAACAAATGAGCGGCCTCAAAACAGACGAAGCCTTCGCCGGAGCAATAGGAGTCAGCGAAAGCGTCCTAGCCAGAGCCAAAAAAACCAACGAATGCACACCACTCATGCTCATAGGACTCTACAAAGCATTCGGCTTCCAACCCGGCGAAATCGCACAAATCAAACAAACCGCCTAACCACACCACACAACGCCAACGAGCAAAAGGACAACCAATGAAAATCACCACACCACACGGCACTCTCGAAGGCGACAACATCGAAGCCATCCTCAAAGAGCATGGATATGCCTGCCTGCATGATGCCGATCTGCGCTACGCCGACCTGCGCTGCGCCAACCTGAGCGATGCCTACCTGGGCTGCGCCAACCTGCATGGTGCCGACCTGAGCCACGCCAACCTGAGCCACGCCAACCTGAGCGATGCCGACCTGAGCTACGCCGACCTGAGCGATGCCAACCATGTACAACTCAGCATCGCCAAAACCAGCATCCTTCCGGACGAAGGCGACATCATCGGCTGGAAAAAAGCATACGTAGACGGCACAATGCTACCGAAATCAGTCATTGTGAAGCTCCTCATTCCGGCCGATGCGCAACGCTCCAACGCCACGGGGCGCAAATGCCGCGCCAGCAAAGCACGAGTGCTCGACCTGCAAGACAAGCAAGGCAACAGCCTCCCGTCAGACACCACGGCATTCAGCGGACACGACACAGACTTCACGTACAAAAAAGGCGAAACCGTGCACGTCGAAGACTTCGACACCAACCGGTGGAAAGAATGCGCTCCAGGCATCCACTTCTTCATCACCCGCATCGAAGCAGTCGAATACTAAGGAGGCTCCAAATGAGCAATGAAATCCAGCGATTCGATTTCAAGGGTGCAGCATTACGCGCCCTGACCAACATGGCGGGGGAGCCTTGGTTCGTACTCAAGGATTGCATGAGCATCCTTGACCTCGGTAATCCAACCGAGACTGTCAAAATGTTTGATGATGACGAGTTCAGTACTACTGAAGTCATCGATTCGATTGGCCGTCGGCAGCAGGCGTACATCATCAGCGAGCCTGGCCTGTATCGTCTGGTCATGCGCTCGCGGAAGCCGGAGGCGAAGGAGTTCCAGCGTTGGGTGACGCATGAGGTGCTGCCGTCCATTCGCAAGCATGGCGCTTACATGACCCAGCAGACGTTGGACAAAGCGCTCACCAGCCCGGACTTCCTGATCCAGCTCGCCACCAAGCTGAAGGAGGAGCAGGAGAAGGTCAAGGAACT